CGGGCGGGGCGTGGCACTGGAATCCGTGTCTATTAACATCAAAATATTGGAAGGGGCTTAGCCGTGTATTCATCTGGGATCGGTGGCGCTAAGCGTGTTGGCAACGTCAGCACCGTGGATTCGCCCAACCAGGCGTTTATGAACATGGCCGACCATTGGGGTCTCTTGGAGACCCTGTTGGGTGGCACCTATGCCCTACGCAAAGGCCATAGAAAGTTTTTGCCGCAGTACCCGCGAGAAGACGACCTCAGCTACGACAACAGGCTCAAGATTTCATGCCTTAGCCCCTTCTACGCTCGGATCGAAAAAATGTTGGCGGGCATGTTGACCCGCAAGCCGGTCAGATTGACCGATGTCAGCGACACGATCACAGAGCAACTGTTTGACGCAGATCTGCAGGGCAATGACATCACGCAGTTTCTGTATGAAGCCACCAGGATCTGCCTGCGTTATGGCCACGTCGGTGTTTTGGTCGATGCTGCAGCTGATGGCAGCGGACGGCCCTACTTCGTTCGCTACACGCCCAGAGACATCCTTGGCTGGAGAAGTGAAATCATCGACGGCACGCAGAAGCTGACCCAGCTGCGCTTGTTTGAAACCATTACTGAGCCTGAAGGTGATTACGGGGAGAAGGTCATTGAGCAGGTGCGGGTGTTGACCCCTGGGGCCTACGAGATTCACCGCAAGGAAAAAGATGGTGAGTTCAAGCTGTTTGAAGAGGGCACAACCACCGTCAAAGAAATCCCGTTTGCGGTGGCTTACTCCAACCGCGTTGGCCTGTTGGAGTCGCGGCCACCAATGAACGACATCGCAGAGCTGAACCTGAAGCATTACCAGGCCAGCTCTGATCTGAGCAACCAGCTGAGGATCAGTGCGGTGCCTTTCTTGGCCATCTATGGGATGCCACCTAGCGCCGAGGAAATTACGGCTGGCCCATCAGAGGCCATGAGCCTGCCCACTGATTCACGGGTTGAGTTTGTCGAGCCATCGGGCAATAGCTACGAGGCGCAGTTCAAGCACCTGGACCGAATCGCGGAAGAGATCAACACGCTGGCGCTGGCCAGTGTCCTGGGCCAGAAGCTGGCAGCTGAAACCGCTGAATCAAAGCGCATTGACCGCAGTCAGGGTGACTCAACGATGATGCTGATTGCGCAGCAAATGCAAGATTTGCTGGATAACTGCCTGCAATTCCATGCCGAGTATTTGAACGAAAGCCAACCAGGCACGGCCTACGTCAACAGGGACTTCCTGGGTCAACGCCTGCAGCCGCAAGAAATTCAGGCACTGCTGCAGCTTTACACCGCCGGGACTATCACCCAGAAAACCTTGCTTGAAGAACTCAACAAGGGAGAGGTGCTTGATGATTTGGACGTTGAAGAAGAACTGGAGGCGCTTGAGATGGGCGGTCTTTCAGGCACGCAAGAACCGGAACAGGAAGAAGAACCGGAGCCAGAAGAAGAGGATGAAGATACGCTGCCAGAAGAGGATGAGGACGTAGACGATGTGGAGGAATAAGCCTGAGCGTCGGGAACGAAACCTGTTTGTATTTCAGGGTGAATGTTTGGGGCCACATTTCGGCATCGTCAGAACCACTTGGTATGACAACGGGCAAATCAGCGGCATACAGGAAACAAGGCTGCGGGATAGCCAGGATTGGGTGGTTAATACAGCCAAGTTCACTGCCGTAGTGGGCACGGCCCTGCGCGAAGGCGCTGACGTGTCTGTCTACGTCGATTGTGATCCTGCAGAACTGGGCTTGGAGGATCTGTGACCGCATCGCCTAGTGCTGGTGAGCAGCGCAAGTTCTTAGCCAACACCATCAAGCCCGGTGGTGTTGCGGGTGTCCCTGAGAGCTACTACCGGAAGGCGCTGGATCTGAACCGCTTCAGCAACAGCGTGGCCAACAAGCTGCTGGAGTCTTACCGGCGGCAAATCGTCAAAGCTGTGCGGGAGCTGGAGCGCATCGACAAGATGCCCAGCAGCCGAAAACCGCAGTTCAAGGCCGCAAGGATGCGGGCATTAATCAAACAAAACCTGGACGCCATGAAGAAGTGGTCTGGGCGGAGCGTTGAGGAGCTAATCAAACAGCTAGACGGCTTAGCTGATATTGAAGTTGCGTTTGCCCAGGCAGAGTTGCAACGGGTAGTGCCTGCAGCGGTCAAGACCCAGGTGCGGACCGTTGAGGTCACTGAGTCCTTTGCCAAGGCTGTGGTGAAGGCTGACCCACTGGATGTCGGCACCAACCTGTTACAGGGCAGCTTTGAGGAGGCCGTGAAGGGGCCAGGCTCAGTGATGAAGCTGACGGCACGCCAGGGCGCTGTGATCCGGATGCCTGATGGCACCAGCATCGTCAAAGCATTTCGTGGGTTGGCTGAACGCCAGGGCGAGCTGTTCTCTCGTGCGGTCCTGGATGGTTTGCTTACGGGTGAGAGTACGGAGTCAATCGCCCGGTCCTTGTATGGAGAGCTGGGCTTTTCGACTGAGGCGCTGACCCCACGTCAGGTTGCCTTGGCTCAAAAGGGCAACGCTTGGAAGATGGCCAAGCATCAGGTGCGGACGTTGGTCAGGACCAGCGTCAACGCCACGTCAAACGCTGCAAGCCTGCAGGTTTACAAGGCCAATCCCAAGCTCACGAAAAAGTACAGGTGGATTGCCACGCTGGACAGCAACACCACGGCCATCTGCCGGAACCTTGATCAGAAGGAGTTTTTCTACGGCAAGGGGCCAACACCAGCGAACCCGCCGCACTTTGGCTGCCGATCTACGACGGTGCCGGTTATTGATTACGCGGGGGCATCCAAGAGGTTTGGCGTTGAGATAAAACCGCCTAGCTCCAAGATCGGCTACCGCCCGACAAAGGAGGGCACGCCGTCCAGTGCAGACCCCAAGGGTGGCCGGGTGCCTGTTGGGACAAGTGCAGCCCAGCACCTGTATGACCTGCGGGGCACAACCAAAGCGGGTAAGAAATCGAGGTTTGACGCGAGCCCTGCCCAGGCCCGGATGCTTAACGGTGGCAAGGCAACGCCTGGGGCGTTTGAGAAGGCCCGTTACTTCAACCGCCTGGCGGATCGCTATGGCCCAGAGGGAGCCATGAAGCGGTTTATGAGAGAAGACGGCTCAGAAGTGAGCCTGAAGCAGCTGCGGTCCCGATATGGGCAGCCAGACAAGATCACGCGAGGCAAAAAAGTTAGCCCACCCAAACCTGTTGCGCCGGTCGGGCCCAGTAAAGCTGACCGTGAACAAGCTGCGGTCGCTTGGAGTGAGGGCAAATACGACGAGATGATGGCTGGCCAATATGCAAAGGCCAAGGCAGAAGGCAAAAGCATTGGCCTCTACGGGAGAAACCAAGCCGATAATTTCAACGAAAATCTTTCTTCGTCTGAGAAAAAACTGAGAGCCAAGCAAGCTGCGGACCTAGACGCGGCCATTAGAACAAGTAAAGACAAGTTTGAAGGCAAGATTTATAGAGGCGTCGGCCTTCATTCAAAAGACGAGGTTGATGAGTTCCTTAAAGGCCTTGACGGAGAAAGTCCGACCTTGGCCTCTTGGACCCGGAGCCAAAGCACGGCGGCTGAGTTTGCAAGCGGTTACACCCAGGTGACAGGCGGCCCGATCACTCACCGAGTGTTGGTGCGAAGGTCTAACAAAGACGGCGTAGCAATAGAAAAGCTTTTACCCAAAACCGGCACAAGGTATTTGGGCAACGTTGCTGAAAAAGAGGTGCTGATGCCAAGCGGTGTCAGGACACAGGTGGCCAAGGTTCAACGCATCAAAAAGAAAGATCAGTTTGGCAACTCCTATGAACAGGTCATCGTTGACCTTGAGGACGCTCCAGCGCCCACTACCAAAAAGGCCGCGGCCAGGGTGGCCAAGTCAACGGCTGGCCCGATTGCTACAACCCCGAAAGCGGGCCCAGGCCCTCGTCAGTTCATAGAAGAGCACACGTTTGGGCAAAAACAAAAGATAAGCAACACGGATTTGGCCAATAGTCTGGAGATCTTTGCCAAAGAGGATTCCGAGGTCGGTAGGAACTTCAGCAAGATGCTGGAATTTATGCAAAAGAAAAACATATCGGTGGTCTGGTCAAACGGCCGGGAAAAAGTTTTCGGCAAGGGTCCAAACTTTGACCATTGGAACAACCCTGCACTGATTCAGTCGATGAAAGATGCAATCAAGCGTGCCCCAAACGCGCAAGGGACAAAGGCAATTCAAAATATCGTCAACGACCTAGAAGCCAATGGGCGTTCGGTTTCGCTGGCAAGGATTGGCAAGGTGAGCGGCAACGCTGCAGGTCATACCTTGGACGGTGCTGGCTTTGTTGTCATGAAGCAAGCCAGCAGGCACGTCCCGATCAAAGCAAGAGAGGTCGCACGAACTAAAGAGGCCGTGCTTCGTAGCGTTGAGGATGCTGCAGCTGGACGACCAAAGTTCGTTACCAACTCTGATCTATACAGCGTCACTGGCAAAACCACTGTCGGTACGAAAGATGGCTGGATGGCTACCTTGGTGCATGAGATCGGCCACCAAGTCCATTTCAACGCTGGCAAGCCTTCAATCATGCAAAGCCTTAAAAAGGCAAACCCCGGCCTTAGTTCTGACAAGCTGTCAAGATTGCAGTTGGAGCTAGAAATAAGAAAGGCCAACTGGGTGCCGTCAAAATACGGCACGACAAATGGTATGGAACAGTTTGCTGAAACCTTTGTGCAGTACGTTTTCGCACCGTCAGCACTTAAAAAAGCCAATCCAGCGGCCTACAGCTGGATCGATGCAGCTCTGGAGGAGGGCCTCAAATGACCATTGACGAAGCCGTTGACCTTGTAGGGACGTGGCCTAAAAACCGCAGCGTTCCTCGCAAGCTGTCGGAAGCGATCTTGAAAGCTAGGGGCATGGAGCGTTTAGAGCTGGGCCTGCTGACAGAGGTGCTTATGACTGCATCTGTCAAAGAGGCAGACTTGCAGCTGATTGAGAAGTATCTGGGCTGAAGTTAGGCTGGATGTGCTGTTAGGGCCTGTCCCATGCAACTCCACAGCAAGTTCCAGTTCAAACCGACAACTGAGGAGGCTCCGGCCTGCCCTCCCAAAAAGCCCGCTGCCAAGAAAAAAGCAGCTAAAACAGAGGCATCCAAGGAGGACAGCTGATGCCTGGTTACAAAGGCCCCATGAAGCCCCAGAAACCTGCGGGCAAGAAAAAGCCTAAGAAGAAGAAGTAATGGCCAAAAAGC